TTTCTCAAGCCCGGCGGCGGAAAGCGTGGTGCGGGCCGATCTGATTGCGGCTATGGCGCAATTCCTAGACCGGCAGTTTGTTGACCCGGCGGTTGCCGCGGTTAGCAACGTTTCGCCCGCATCAATCACCAACGGTGTAACGCCAACCACCGCGAGTGGCACCACGGCGGACGCCTTCAAGGCCGACGCCAAGGCGATGTTTAACGGCTTCCTGTCCGCCAACCTGTCAACGGCTGGCGGGGTCTGGATTATGACCCAACAGCAAGCAATGGCGTTTTCGTTGATGCAAAATCCGCTTGGGCAATCAACCTATCCGACCATCAGCCAAGCGGGCGGCACGCTCATGGGCTACCCGGTGGTAGCGAGTGAAAACCTACCGGCTACGGGTGGTTCACCCGCGGACGGCTACCCGATCATTTTTGCCATCGCGCCTGAAATCATGCTGGCAGATGACGGACAAACGGTCATTGATGCTTCCAACCAAGCATCAATTCAAATGGATAGTGCGCCGGACAATCCGGCCACCGCGTCAACCGTCATGCAATCGTTGTGGCAAAACAACATGACGGCGCTGCGCGCCGAACGGTGGATTAATTGGCTCAAGCGCCGGGCCACCGCGGTTGCGTTTATCCAAAACGCAAAATATTCCGGCTAGCCGTACTCTCGCAACGTTGCGGAGTGTTCCCCGGCTAGTCGAATTTGGGGCGGGGCCGCGAATGAATACACCTCACGCGCGGTCCCGTTTCAAACGACATAGGAGGAAATCATGGAACGGCTTTTGCTAGGCGTTCTGAATATCGGCATCAATGCCGCCGTCCTAATTTTGGTCGGTCTTATCATCGTGTGGGTTGTCGGTTGGCTTGGCGCACAAGTGCCCGACAAGGTGCAAAAGGTTTACGTCATCATCGTTGCGCTTATCGTGCTGTATCAATTCGTTGCGCTGATTTTCGGCTTGCCGTTTTTCGGCGTGGTGCGCCCATGAAACGCTTAATTGCGTTGCGTGAAACCTACTATAACGGCACGCGCCAAACCGGTGAAACGTTTGAGGCGACCGACACAGACGCTAATCTTTTGGTGTGCATCGGGCACGCCAAACTTGCGCCGGTATCGGATGACCCCCCGGCGCCGCCGCCACCACCCAACACGCCCATGCCTCATGTTGTGGGTGGCACTGGCACAGCAAGCGGCGGTGCCAATCCGATACCGGCACCAAAACCAAAGCGCAAATACCAACGGCGCGACATGCGGGCGGAGGGTTAGCGCGTGCGCTTGTTTGGTTTTGACGTAACCGTGACCAAGGCAACATCATCGCAACAGCTATTGCCGCCCGCGCCCAACACGGGTTGGTTTGACGGGTGGTTTAACGTCATTCGTGAAAGCTTCCCCGGCGCATGGCAACGCAACATTGAGGTGCGTTTGGACAACGTGCTGACGTTTTCCACGGTTTATTCATGCGTTACCTTGATTGCATCCGACATGGGCAAGGTCGGGCTTTGTCTTGTGCAAGAGGATGATGACGGGATTTGGAATGAGGTGGACGTTCCGGCCTATTCGCCCGTGTTGCGAAAGCCCAACCGCTACCAAACCCGGCAAAAATTTATTGAGCAATGGACCACCTCAAAGCTTGTCCACGGCAACACCTATGTTTTGAAAGAGCGCGACAACCGCAACGTGGTTGTCCGCATGTATGTGTTAGACCCGCAATTGACGCGGCCACTAATCGCACCGGACGGTGCGATTTATTATCAGGTTAGCAGCAACAGGCTTGCGGGCATTGAAGCGGTGGCGGGCATTGACCGCACCGAGGTCACAAACGGCACCTTGCTCATTCCGCAAAGTGAAATCATCCATGATGTGATGGTGCCGCTTTATCATCCGTTGTGCGGCGTGTCGCCAATTACGGCGTGCGGCTTGGCGGCGGTGCAGGGCATCAATATCCAAAACAATTCCACGCGGTTTTTTGAAAACGGTTCAAGACCGGGCGGCATTCTGACGGCGCCTGGCGTTATTTCCGACGAAACCGCCAAGCGTTTGAAAGATCATTGGGAGCAAAATTATACGGGCGTCAATGCTGGCAAGATTGCGGTGCTTGGCGACGGGCTAAAATATGAAGGCATGACGGTCAACGCCGTTGATGCTGACTTGATTAATCAATTGAAATGGACAAGCGAAACGGTGTGCAGCGCGTTTCACGTTCCGCCCTACATGGTGGGCGTCGGGCCAGCGCCTAGCTACAACAACATTGAGGCGCTTAACCAACAATATTATTCGCAATGCCTGCAAACGCTCATGGAAGCAATAGAGGCATTGCTTGATGAGGGCTTGGCCTTGACGGACGCCGGTTACGGCACCGAGTTTGAATTAGACGACTTGCTCAAAATGGATACGTCCACGCAATTCAAGACCTATGGCGACGGCATCAAAAACGGATTGTTGGCACCGAATGAGGCGCGGCTGAAAATCAATCTGCCACCGATTGAAGGCGGTGACACCGTTTATATGCAACAGCAAAACTATTCACTTGAGGCATTGAACAAACGCGACACCAAGGCAGACCCGTTTGCGACCGCCAAACCGGCACCGCTACCGGCACCGCAACCCAAGCCGGACGCGGAAGCAAAGCCACCCGCGCAAAAATTGTTGCCGGATTTACGCCTAGATGAAACGGCGATCATTGCGGCAATGATGGAAGGGGCAACAGATGACTATGCAAGCATCTGAAAAATTGTTTTTGCAAACGGTTGGACGGTTTGTGAAGCAATGGACGGCGCCACTGATCGAACGATTGGAAAAACTGGAAAGCGCAACAGCGTTCACAGCCGCACAACAAATCGAAATTGAGCGCATGATACAGGCGGCGCTTGCGGCAAGGGATGAAAGCAATGGCGCTCATAGCAATAACGGCAAGGGTGTTGGTGCCGATGATTTATGTGGCCTCATTTCTAGCGAGGTTGCTAGGGCTGTTGCTGCAATGCCTACTCGCCCTAGTGTGGTTGGTGGTCATATCAATTTGGCTGGCGATTTATTTTTTACCAATAGTGACGGTAATTCTTTTTCGGTCGGTCATGTTGTCGGCAAAGACGCGGACCCGGCAGTTATTGAGGCCCAAATAAAAGCCGCGTGCGAAAAATACCCGCCGCCGAAAGACGGTAAAGACGGTGTTGGCTTCAAAGATTTTGAAATGAAATTTGACGGCACGCGCGTCTTTTCGTTTTGCTTCATGGCAAATGACGGGACCGGCGACACTGTTAAGTCATACAATTTTGCGCTTCCGGTGCCGTTGTATCAGGGCGTTTGGCGTGAGGGCGAATATAGGCACGGCGATAGTGTAACGCGCGATGGGTCCACGTTTGTTGCGCTCAAAGACACCGCAACCATGCCCGGCACACCCAACAGCGATTGGCAACTATGCGTCAAGCGCGGACGCGACGGCAAAGATGGCAAGCCGGGCAAAGACGGGCGCGACGGGCGCGACGGGCGCGACCTTGCTCGGTCAATTGATGCTGGAACGGGCAGGACAACATGGGGCTGAAACTTATCACCCCACCGGCCACCGACCCATTGACGCTGGCGGAAGCAAAAGCCCATTTGCGCGTGGTGGACAATGATGATGACGCGCTTATTACGGCGCTAGTGAAATCGGCAACGCAACATAGCGAAGCCTTTACCGGACGCGCCTTTATTAACCAAACGTGGGAATTGGTGTTGGACGCATTTCCGACCGGCGAGGACATGGAAATTTTAATTCCCAAACCGCCGCTGATTGATGTTGTGCAAATTACCTATGACGATGGCGCGGGCATTCAGCAAACCCTAAACCCCGATAATTATTTTGTAGACGCCGTGAGCGAACCGGGGTGGGTGGTGCCCACCAATGGCGCGGGATGGCCCGGCACTATTGACGCCATCAATTCCGTGCGCGTGCGCTTTCGCGCTGGTTATCAGGACACCAACTCACCGCCCGGCGTTTCCGTGCCGGAGGATATACGCGCCGGAATAAAACTATTTCTTGGCGCGCTTTATGAGCAACGGGAAAGTCAAGTGGTCGGCACCACGGCGATGAAATTGCCTTGGAGCGCGGAACAGTTGTTGCGGCAACACCGCGTTTTGTTGGGCATGGCCTAAACATGGGAGAATAAAATGGGAATATCTGACGCAACCGAAAACAACATTCTGAAATTGATCTACAACGCGACCGCGTGGGCCAACGTGGCGCAAAATAACGCTACATCACCGGAAACCACAATCAATGTGGCGTTGCATACTGCCGACCCCGGCGATGCTGGCGCGCAAAACACAACGGAAGCGGGTTATGCCAGCTATGCGCGCGTGGCCCCGGCGCGAACCACGGGCGGTTGGACGGCATCAAGCGCGGGGTCAACATCACCCGTGGCCAACATTGATTTTCCGGCATCTACTGGCGCCGGTTCGACCATCACGCATTTTTCCACCGGCAAGGTCACGGGCGCGCCCGGCAGCGAAATTTTTTGGTCCGGCACGGTGACGCCAAACATCGCCGTTGGCTCATCTGGCATAACCCCGCGGCTTACCACGGCATCAACCATTACGCTTGACTGACATGGAAAACCACGCCGCCGAAATGCGGCGGTGCCTGATTGAGTGCGATGTTATTGCCGCGCGCAAATTGTGGCATCACATCGCACCCAAAGCGCCAGCGCCCAAAACCGATAGCGATGCTTTGGCGGTCATTCACTATGCGCGCACAATCGCGCCGTCTATTGTGCTGCGCCTGCGCGCTTACTCGCATCATTGGTTGATTGAACATGGCTTGCCGTCCGGTCTGCCGGATGACGCGCGCAAAAAAGCGGATAGGCTTTATCCGCGCATTGCCGACAGTGTTGGCGTGGCTTGCCGTTCAAGTTTTCCGGAGGTGGCAAAGTTTATTCAAATGGCGATGAATAGCGCGGTGCTGGATTGCTATGCCGACAATCGGCGGGACGCCGATTTTGTAAAACCGATAATGATGGAACGGCGTGCGGCGGCAAAAAAAGCCTTGCATGGCATTTTGAGCGAAGCGGCCACGCGCGATTTGTTATCGCGCACACTGAAAAGCCTACGGAAAGCATGATCTAAATGGCGCTGCACAATCTTGCGCGCGTAACCACCGCGACCACCGGCACCGGCACCATTACGCTTGGTGCGGCGGTGCCCGGTTTTTTATCGTTTGCAAGTGCGGGCGTGGTAAATGGTGAGGTTGTTTCCTACGGCATTAAAGACGGCAACAACAGCGAGGTTGGCACCGGCACTTATACGTCAGCGGG